AAGCAGTGGACAATGCTATCTTTCTTAAATCATTATTTAAATTACCAGGATACTCAGTTAAAGCACTATACTTTTCCCATCTAACTATCTCTGGAGCCTTACTGTGCATTGAACCTGGTACAATTGTGTAATGTTTAGCGTCAGTTCTTATTTCACAAAGAGTAGAACCATGTGGAAATATTTTACAATAATCGTTTAATTCTGCAGGTAATATAAATTGTTTAAATGTTAATTTACCTTTCCAAACATAATGACTTTCTGGATTACTATCACGACCAAATATATTAGGAGAACTTTTTAAATAATTTTTAATAAATCTTTTTACTAAAGGATTATCAACATCAAAATCTACATGGTCATCTAGCCTTAATGCTATTTCGTGATTAGGATATTTTTGTTTCCATTCTTCTTTAGTAATTTTAAAATCTGGACTGGACCAAGCCTTAACATCAGACACACCTTTGAGACAAGGTATTATAGTTAGACCAAGATCTAACCAATCTTCATAAGTAGACGGACCACTATTATATGTTTTTTCATCAACCATAATTTTTAATAGGCGTTTCCACTCTCGCTTCCACGCCTATCCCTAGGAACTATAAATTGATTGTCTTTTTAGTTGCTTCTTGAGTTTCAGGTTTTACTTGTACAGCACCTTTGCCAACTTTTTCAGCAAAGTTTTTTGCACTATCGTAAACTGATTTATCTTCAATAGGTCCTACTTTAGACACATCCCAACCAAACCATGTTCCTTTGTCATTTGACATCTGAACAGTCTTTAGAGTGTAAATGTGGCTGTAAGTTGGCGGAGTAAATAATCCGTTTTTACCTTGAAGTTTAATCCCCATCATCATTGAATTCCATTTTCTACTAATTTTTAATTGAGTAGCTTTCATAGATATCAAAGCCGATTGTGGTGATTTGCCTAAAACTATTACAAAATGATTTGCAGTATTTTCTAAGTAGTTACCATTTGGAAGTCTATCTTTAAAAGATTTATCCCTAGTTGTAGTACTTACAATATCACTATCAGCGTTGTGGATTGCGGCAGGTGCACCTTTACCTTCACCTCTGTCTTGCCATTCTACATATTTTCTTTCATAGAAAACTGGCAATACTTGTATTCCTTTAGTGCCATCAAACACTTCGTTTGTGACTGAGTTAAGAATCATGCCAGGTTCTGCACCTTCAACATATTTCCCATCTCTTTTATTTGTTTCAGGAGATAATTGTCCTAATACTTTCAGAAAAGGTAATGCAAGATCTTCTTGCGTCATATTCTGAGAGCCTTTGTCTGCATCAGCTTCAAACATATTTGATGCTAACGCACCTGCTTCTTGTTTTTTAACTATATCGTTCATGGTTATTGTTTCCTTTTTATTGTTGTTTTATTTCCAACATATACGTTGAAAAGTTCCGTTGGCATTTCTTTACCTGCCTCTATACGCTCACGGACTAACGCCTTGAGAGTCATAGGTTCAACTTTCAACTTTTGTTGAGGCTGATAACCTTGACCCTCCGCAAGAGCAGCATAATCAGCTGCCTTGTTATCCTCGTTTCTCCCAAAGGACACGGATATCTCATTTTTGATTATATCCCCTAGGTTATTTGCACGAAGCCATCCAAACGCTGCATCTTTATTTGCTATGGTAATGCTAGCGCTGTAATTTGGTTTCACATCTACTGAAGATCCATCTATAAGTTTAAGATGCGATAAACCCATCTCAGACATCATAGTTGGAATAACTTCTCCAGATAAATGCTCTAATTCTTTTTTTGTATTCTTCATATTAGTTTCTTGTAGTTCAAGTCTTTCTTGTAAAGCTACTAATCTTTCAACTTGATCTGCAAGAGATTGAATACCACTTGTTTTTTGTATTGTATTTTGTTGATCCTGTTCAAAATCAATTGACATCGATTTCTCCTTTCTCGTATAGGTTAATTTGAATAGGATAATATTGTCTTTCTTGTTTATCCCATTTAAGTAAATTGTATTTACCATTTGTCATGTCAGAAACTATAGAACATGCAACACCTATAATAGCAGGATCACCCGTTAATAATAAATAATCTTCTGTCGTAAAATTTTTTAATGCTTTTCTAAGTTTAAAAATTAACGGACCAGGAGAAAATATTATTTGTGAAAATTCTGGAAGTAAAAATTCAAACTTACCATATTTAGCTGCGCCCATAATATTAATTTTAGGTGCACCGGATTGAGTGCCCGCAACTTCTTGTATTACATAAACTGTATTTTCTTTCATACTTGACAATATAGTTATTAATGTTATCTTGTCAACTAGAAAGAAGAAAAATTATGGATTATAAATTTAAAACAAAACCTTATGCACATCAAATGACTGCATTAGAAAAATCGTGGAACAAAGAAACTTATGCTTATTTTATGGAAATGGGTACAGGTAAAACAAAAGTATTAATAGACAATTTAGCTATGCTTTATGACAAAGGTAAAGTAGATGGTGCTTTAATTATTGCACCTAAAGGTGTTGTTGGTACTTGGTACACTAATGAATTACCAACTCATTTGCCAGATCATATAGAAAACGTAACTGTTTTATGGCAACCAAATATTAATAAAACACAACAAGAAAAATTAGATACTTTATTTGAAATAGATACAGGTATTCATATTTTAATTATGAACGTAGAAGCTTTTAGTACAGATAAAGGTAAATTGTTTGCAGAAAAATTTTTAAGATCGCACAATACTTTAATGGCTATAGATGAGTCTACAACTATTAAAAACCCTAGTGCTAAACGTACTAAAAATATTTTAAAACTATCTAAATCAGCTAAATACAGGCGTATTATGACAGGTTCTCCTGTTACTAAAAATCCTTTAGATTTGTTTAGTCAGTGTGAATTTTTAGATCCTTATCTTCTAGACTTTGGTTCTTATTATTCTTTTAGAAATAGATATGCTGAAATGAAAACTATGCACGTTAGTGGTAGATCAATACAAATTGTTGATAAATTTGTAAACCTAGGAGAGTTATCGGATACAATTAAAACATTTTCTTACCGTGTATTAAAAGAAGATTGTTTAGATTTACCAGATAAAATATTTATTAAACGTCAAATTACCTTAACACCAGAACAACGTAAATTGTACGATCAAATGAAAAAACAAGCATTAGCTATACTTGAAGGTAAAGTATCTAGCACTAAAAACTCTTTAACACAATTAATGAGACTACAACAAATTACTTGTGGTCACTTTACTGATGATACCGGTAAAACACAACCTATTGCAAACAATAGAATTAATGAATTGATGGATGTACTAGAAGATGTTGAAGGCAAAGCAATTATTTGGGCTCATTATCAATATGATATGAAACATATCATGCAAGAAATAGAAAAAGTGTATGGTCCGGGATCCATGGTTGATTATTATGGGTTAACTCCAAAAGACGAAAGACAAAGCAATATCACCAAATTTCAGAACGACCCTAAGTGTCGATTTTTTATTGGAACGCCTGCTACGGGCGGTTATGGGATAACTTTAACAGCTGCAAATACCGTAATTTACTATTCTAACGGCTATGACCTAGAAAAGAGATTACAGTCCGAGGACCGTGCTCATCGTATGGGACAGAAGAAACCTGTAACTTATGTAGATATAAATGCTCAAGACACTGTCGATGAAAAAATAGTTCAAGCTTTAAGAGATAAAATTAATATAGCTTCCCAAGTATTAGGTGAAGAATTGAGATCATGGATATAATAAAATATAAAAATGTTTTAGGTAAAGATTTTAAAACTAAACCAGAAGCTTATAAACATTTTCAAACTTTAAGAGATAAAATGGTTGTCAATCATCAATTAGGAGAAAGACATTTTTTTACTGAAGAAACCATAATTAAAAAAAGTCAAATGAATCAATTATTTAAAGATTATTTTTTATGTAAAAATTCTGAATTTTATGAAAAAAAAATTGGCTTGGGTATACAAGATTGGTTTTTTAGTTATGATACTCATGGTTCTGTTTCTTTGTGTATAAAACAAATAGATCGTCCTCCCAAACATGATTCTTCTAAATGTGAAAAATGCCTAACAGGTAAAAGATGCTGGTCTACTATAGATTGCTCTCACATAGTTATGTCTAATTTTATTTCAGCAAAAATAGTATTTACTTGTTTTGGAAGAGGAGTTTTAATAAATGAAAATCTTATGCATAGAGTTAAAATGGCAGCAAGACTTGCAATTAGACCTCAAACTAAATCTTTTAGAGATAGTGTAAAAGATGAATGTCAAAAATGTGGAGTAAAAGAATATGGTCTCGGATTAGAAGTAGATCATGTAATAAATTTTATGGATATATTTAATAGTTTTATAAAAAATTATGAAGAAAAAATTTTATTAGAAAGTGTTTACAAAGAACACAGTGGAGATTTATGGTATTTTAGTGATAAAAAAATAAAAGAAGAATGGTGCGAATATCATAAAGAAAACTCAAAACTACAATTATTATGTAAACCGTGTCATAAAAATAAAACATACAATAAAGAATAATGGATTTAGTAGGACTATACGCGTGGCGCGCCCAAATTTTCTATTTTGAAATATCTTGAAGCCCAGTTTCTCTGTTAAGAAATTTGTACTCTATCTTTTGTATGTTAAAATCTTTTTTTATTTTTTCACAGATTTTTTCTACGTCAAACTTGGCACAAGAGTAAACATCAAACTGCATTAATGCAGGAGATGGTTCGTCCCATACATGCATAGCAATGTGTGATGTTTCAATGATTGCAACAGCAGTGATACCTCGGTTGCCTTCCATGTGACAGTACTTTACATACGGTCCCATAAAAATTTTCATGTTGATAGACTCAACAAATTTTTTCATCCACTCAGTTAATTGTTTTTCATCTACAGGAGGCTTTATTGCTTCGGCACGAATAATAAGATGTTGATGTACCAACAAACTATTTTTCATATAATTTTTAAACTAAGCTTTTAGCACTACCTAGTATAGGTTTGTACTTAGTTCTACCTTCTGCTTTGTAAGCATGTAAAAATTGTTTTCTTGGAGCCTCGCTAACGTGGCTACAGTGTATCCACCCCGAATTGGGTTCGCCTGGAACATAGTACTCAACGATAAGCTGATCCCAGTTAAGGTTTTTATGTATCCAATCTGCAAGCTCCGCATTATCTATTCCAACACATTCAAAATCCGCTGCTTCAGCTTTACAATGTTGACTGCTAACAGAGCTGCCGATAGCTTGACACAATTCCGGAGAACGGAATCCGCTGGTAACTTTTACTCTACCGAAGTGATCTCTAACGGGTTGCAATATATTTTCACAAAGTAATTTTAGTTTTTCAATTTGGTCTGCATTAGGATTATTATCTATTCCTTTACGAATTGCAGTATCCGATTTAATTAACTCTTGAAGAGTAAAATTCCTTGATAAATTCATAATTTTATTTTGAGATTAGATTAAAAATAAGGTAAATCATTCCACTAATTAATGAGCCAGTAGTTATTAGTAGAATAGTTTCTATTCTACAAATTTGTTTTTCTAATGAATGAATCTTGTCATGAGTTTGTTTCTGCATAATTCTACAAAGTTTTTCATGTGATTCTATTTTGCTTAGTGCAATATTTTTAGCCATTAAACTGTCCTGTTTTTATTTTTGTAATACGCTTTATCTGATTGAGATAATAAAGCATCTTGAGTTTGTGTCAAGCCTGTTATTGGATCTTTCGCAGTGTTAGCACTAGCCACTTGTATTTTTGGTTGAGGTGTTTCTGGTAATGGCGGAGCTTTACTAGTTAAACCTGCTGCAGGATTAACTAATTTATTAAATCCTTTTTTAATTATAGGAGAAATTTTTTTAAGATTTCTTTTTATAAAACCGTCATCAGGAATTGGGTTACCGTCGTCATCCGTAATCATAAATCCTTTGTCGTCAAGTTTATAATCTACTCTATCTGGATAATACCCTCCAACAAACTGTTCACTTTCTTGATCAAATGTTTCTTTAAAAAATTCTCTGTCTTCGTAATCATCTATTACATCATCTAAATCATCTTCCGGAAAAACAAAATCTTCATTTAATCTATACAAAAACTTACCAGTTTGTTTTTCTAATTCTCTTTCAATATTATTAACTTTAGTTTCAAATCTATTTTTAGAATAATTAATAGGTGTAAATTCACCATCTATAATTGACCCTGCTAATTTTTTGCTAACTCCTGAATTTATTAAAATTTCTTCAATTGTATCTTCATCAAGATCTAATAATTTTAAATCTTGTACTCTAATATACATATCTTTTTGAATTCTAAATGCTTCGTCTTGCATTTTCTCAAAAGTTCTAACCATATCGTTTGGAGTATTGTTTTGATAATTATCTACATTATAAAAATTTTCATTTTCATCCGTAGCTCTAAGTAACCTGTTCATATCAGAGGCAAAATATTTTAAATCTTTTTTAACATCTATTCTTATAATTCTAGTACCGGCAAACAATGCTAATAACTCATCTTTTAAATTTAAAGGTTTACCTCCTCTGGTTAAATCCTTGGACAAAGCTCCACCTATTTTGTCTGCACTAGCAAAAACACCTGGCTTAACCCCATCTAAAACATAAGCAAAAGATTTAGCAAACTTATCTCCTATACTATCTGATGCTGAAAAAACATTACCCCCACCATCTTTTTTACCATTTCTAGTTGTTACATCTAAAAATCTATCAAAACCAATCGGTTCTGTTATAAAAGGAGCTAAGAATGTCATGATAGGACCGTTCTCTGCAAACATAATACTCATTACATAGTCATCTGTTTGTTGTGGGTTTAAATTTTGTTTGTTAGCTTGGTTAATTGCAGCTTCCATCGGTGCCCATAAACTATCGTAAGGTGAGAAGTAAGAAAAGTTTATTGCAGCTGACTCACCATTCTTCCAACCTTTAATTGCAATAAGATTTGAATTAGCATTCCATGATGCAGCAGCAGAACGTTTGTAAGCATCCCATTGTGAATCTGTAGAGTTAGTTAAGAACTGTGCTGTTTCTACAAGCGCTGTTCCACCACCATAGAAGGTTATAAAGGCTCCTTGTAATCTTCTTAAACCCATCTGTCTTATTGCAGGATTTTTACTCGATGATTCTTTTAAACCAAGAGATATAATATTTGCTCCAGTTCTTAAAATCTCAGCTGGGAAAGATATAAAAGCACCCAGAGGTAATTTCCTTAATGCTTGTATTGCTGGAGGTACTTTACTGTATGTTGGGTATGAGTTTCTAATTAAATATGCAGCGGCCTCATCTAAATGATCATCAAATGATTTTATTGCTCCTGTAATTGGATTAACATCTACAAACTCCTCACCCATATCTCGAGACCATGCTTTAATGTCATCTATATTTTTTAAACCACCTATTAATTGTGATCTAGAATATTCAAAACCATACTGTTTCCATAAGTTATCTCCACCTGCATAAGTTCTAGCAACTTTATCTGTAGGTGCCATTTTAATTAATTTATCAAATAAATCATCAGCACTATTAACTTTATTACTTTTAATTTGATTCATGATTGATTTTAATTCTGATGCTACAACGTTTTCATCCCAAACCCCAAGTCTAACTAATCTTTCAACATAATTATTAAATTCAACTTCATCAATATTTCTTTGACCAGCCTTAAATATATCATCCATAACTATTTTCATTGCATTTGTTACACTGGCTCTGCCTCCAATGTGACCATTTGCAAGAGAGAAAAAAGCAGCGGACATAACGTTTCTGACCTGTGTCTGCGGTGAGTATAAAGTTTTACCTATTTGAACACCAACTTTTGCTTGCATTAAATGTCTATATATAGGAACAGCAATTAAATTATCTAAAGTGTCTCCGACTCCTCTAAACATATTGGCATAATCTTTTGATGCGTATAGCTCTGTTAAATCACTACGCATATGTTTTCCTAATTTAGGAATATTTCTTATTTGTTCTGCATCTAAAATACCAGCAGCTCTAGCTTCATCCGCTGTTTTAAATAACCATCCATTTTTTAAACCAGATGCACCCATAAAATCAAAAGCTCTTTTGTTTGCCATTGCTGAAACCATCTCTGCTGTTGTGTAACTGACAGAAGCTTTTAAATTTTTCTCTTTGCCTAATAAACCTTGTATAACATCGGGTAATTCTTCACCTGTTTTTAAAAATTTAATCTTACCTAATCTAAGAATGTCTGATATTTCTTTCATCTGTCTTAATGGATTTTTACCATCAGCTTTCCCTATAAATAAAACAGATTCAGCCATCATGTTAGAAAGTGCATCAAATCTTTCTGTTGCTGTTGGCAACTTTGCATGTTTTTTTAAAGCAATCTCTCTTAAATCTTTATTTTTCATAACAACATTATTTGTTATCCATCTAACTGCAGTGTTAAATACTTTCTGGTCAGGTGCATAATTAGGGTTTGTAAAAGTTGAAAAAGATTTTAATAGATAACTTTGTATTTTATCTACTTCTATGTTTTCTAAATCTTTAGTAATTCTATCAGCTTGTTTGCCTTTAGGTAAAGCTTTTTTAAATTCAGTCATTATATTTTTAATTTCAAATTTTAAATCTTTTGATAAAGATTGTAATTCTGTTGGTAAGTCTTTTAAATCTAATTGATTTCTTAAAAAAGAATCTACTTGATCTAAATAATGTTTTTCTAATGCTGGAGAAGAAGTTTGTTTATTGTAATTGTTTTCAAAACCTTTAGCTAAATTGTATGCTTTTTTTTCTAAACCTTCCATGGTTCTATCTATTTTTCTAGCTCTACCTTTAATAAACAATGCAGCTTTTTCACCAATACCTTCAATATCTTTAGGAGCTCTACCGAAGGATCTAAAGTAAGATAAAACATTATCTAATCTTTTAATAACTCTTTCTTCTTTAAACGGTGATGTTATAGACTCTAATCTCCATTTGTCGAATGGGGGTAATTGTTTTACTATTTTACCAGAAAATGTAGATACAATTGCAGGAGCCAAAGCTTTTGTTAATACAAAATCAGTAGCGTTACGAGTTAACTTAGCAGCGCCAGCAACAATAGGTTCAACCGCGGGCCTTGATCCAAGATAACTGATTGGTTTAAATACAGCAATGTCTGCTGCTCCTAATCCTACTTTAGCTGTTGTTTTTACAAACGGAGCTAAGCCAAATTTATATCCAAGTTGTAAACCTTTACCAATAATAGGAAAACCCCCTCCAATTATTGAACCTTCTACTCCATATTTTATTTTGTTTCTAAATGATGCTGCTACTCTTTCTTTACCTGTCAATCCTTCTGTAGATTCAGGTTCAAATAACAAAGACTCTCTTCCAGGTTCTGATACTAAAGCATCTGTTGCACCAACAATTGCCACGCCTTCAATAGCTCTTGCAGCAATCTTACTTATTTTTCTTGTCTTAGATCCTTTTATTTTATTTATGATTCCTTTGATCTGTCCTGCTGTTTTAGTTCTTCGTAAAACTTTTTGTATGATTCCACCAGGAACTGCAAACTGTGTCATCAATCCAACTAAATCCCCTCTCCATGTTTCAGGTCTATCGGGTTGTCTTTTTGGATCTGCCATTTGTTCATCAAATTTTGTTAAAAATTCTGTACCAAAAGTATAATCTAATCCTGTAAACAAAGTTTCTTTTACACCCATGGCTAGATCATAACCTCCAGAGTCTACACCTTTTCTAATCTCATCTAGTATAGATATGTAATCTTTTTCTGACTCCGCTTCTTCTGAAAATTTTATAGAATCAATTGCCTTACCATGTTTTTCTGATAATTTTTTATCAACAAACATTTTTAACATTGGGTTTCCACCAAGAATTATTCTAGAGAAACTGTTGTCGTCTTTATTAAATGGATTAAGAGGTCTTAAATATTTTACAGGTTTTTTAGGTTCACCTATTGCTTCTAAAGCTGTGAGAAAAGATTCTTGAACTTCGTTAACAGTTTTAATTTTACCGGGTTCTTTTTCTTTTTGTAACTCTTCGTCTTGTTTGTATCGCTCGTAAGCAGTATCAGCCATTTTAAGCCTCCGCTGGTAATACTAAATTAACACTATAGGTTCTATTGAATTGATCAACGTCTTGTTGAGTTGCGATAGTTGCAAAATCTTCTAGTGCTTGTGGACTAGCTGATATTAATTTTACGATATCATCTGTAATTTCTTGTGGCAACCTAGCTCTTAGAGTTGCGTAATCTATCTTTGGTCCTTGATCCGTGGTCATTGGCTCTTGACCCATTGGTGCTTGGCCCATGGGCATTCCTGTTGGTTGCATAGCTGGTGCTCCTGGTTGTACACTCATACCTTCTTGATAACCTATTCTACCACCATCAGCTTCTTCTGTTCTTTCAGGGACGTTATCAAAAAATTGGTTATATTGTCTGTAAGCTTCTTCTAATAATTTAGGATCTGATTTACCAGTGTACTTAGGTGTTGTCTTACCTGAAGGTAAGGTTACCATTTCAGCTTTTAGTGTTTTTACAATTCCTTTTAATACATCTGCAGCAAATTCTGTGTTTTGCATTAAAGACTTACCTACACTATTTTCTTTAGACAGATAATCTAGTCTAGCATTTTTTTGATTTAATTGAGGAACTAAACCTTCTTCACCACCTTGTATACGTGTTTCAAGTTTTAATATCTCTCCCATTGTTCTTTCAATATCTTCAGCTATTTCTAATTTAGCATAAGTTTTGCCACCTGTACCACCGGCCATGTCAGCTTTTGCTGCTATCAATGTTTTAAACATATCAGATTCGCTAGCGTATCTTTGTTCTTCTGCCGATTGTTTACCTGCCATAAATTCTTTGTAAGGATCTTTAGAAGACGTTGCAATGTCAGCAAAGATATTACCGGATGTTGGTCTTGATACTAAATCAAGCCCTGTACTAATTAAAAAATCATTTATATTTGTGCCTCTTGGTTGGTAAGACATAGAACCAGCTAAGTCTTTTAACTGTTGCATGTCCATATTTCTAAGATCTACTTTAGATAAATCGTTTTGTTCAACATCTCCAGCTTTTTGATAGTTTTGTCTAGGTGCTTCTAGTCCAGATGTAATACCCTCACCTGTTGATCCACCCATTCTAAACATTGGTCTTCTTAAAGTTCTATTCATTATGGTCTATTGTTTCCTCTAACGTTACCGTAGATACCGCCAAGAGTTGACCCTACTCCAAGAGCCGTTCCTAATGGACTAGCATTACCTTGATTACTAAATTGATATTGAGGTCCCATACCGCCCATTAATCCTGTTAAACCGGATCCTAAGAACCCTAGTCTTTCATATGGTTCGTATAGTCCCATTTTTTGTTTTTGTGTTTCAGCATCTACAGTGGCTTGTGCAAAAGCTTGGTCTGCCGATCCTATTTGACCTGCTGTCGCTATATCCGATCCTTGGAATCCTTGTAATGCTCCACCTAATCCTTGTTGGAATTGACCTAATCCTAATTGACCTTGTGCTAAACCTGCTTGTTGTTGTGCAAGATTGCCTCTTTGTCCCGCCATACCTGCTGCTTGTCCAGCAAGACCTGCTTGAGCTTGGCCTATGCCTAGTTGAGCTTGACCTAACCCTAATTGATTCATTCCCAATGCTGCTTGTTGTGAAGCTAATGATCCTGTTGCTTGACCTAATCCTAATTGACCTTGAGATAAAGCCATTTGATTTTGTAGATCAGATTGTCTTGCACCTTGTGCTTGACCAAATCCTTGTGATAATAATTGTGCTTGTAACTGTGCTCTGTTCATGTCTGAACCTGATTGATATTCTGATTGCATAACACCTTCACGACCTCCGCCAAAACCACCCATAGCAACTGCTTGATCTGATATTGATTGTTGTCTTTTTGCTGCTTGCTTATCAAACTGTGCTAATGATGCATCAATTACTTGTGATTGAAAAGGAGACATGTAAGATGAAATAGAACCCGCACCTGTCCCTGCACCTGTACCAGTTAATTGTCCAGCTTGACCTAATCCAGTTCCTGCTGCTCCTATAAATGATTGTGTACCACCAAGTGTTGTACCTGCTTGACCTAATCCTGTTCCTGCTGCTCCAACAAAAGGAGATGCTCCAGCAACTGTTGTTCCGGCAGTTCCTAATTGTGATTGGGCTCCACTTAATTGTGATCCTGCTGCACCTAATCCTGTTTGTGCTAAACCTAAACCTTGACCTGCTGCTGTACCAGCTTGTCCTGCAGCTGTTACAAATGGTTGATAAGATCCAATACCTTGACCTGCTAATGTTGTTGCTTGTTTTTGTAAATTAGTTTGGCCCGCAACCTTTGGTGCCATTGAAGATATCTGTGCACCTGTAAATGGCGTTGCAGCCAATGCGCCCATGGCATCAGTATATTTTTCTGATAATGCCTCTATCTTTGGGTTAAATAAATTTCTTTGATCAGCCATTAAACTTTCCCACCTTTTTTAAATGCTCTACCTAATCCTCTTGTTGACATTCCACCGCCTTTTAAACCGGCTCTGCCTCCTTTTGCTAATTTAATAGGCGAATCAAAAGTATCTTTTGATTGATCTGCTTTATTTTTTATATTTTGCATTTGTTGTTTAGCTAATTTTTTATTTTTTGCACCAGAACTTTTAGGATTGTTTGTAGATTTAAATTCTTTATTTGGTGTTTTTTGTATTATTTTTTTTACTCTTCTTAATTTATATTCATTAGATTTTTTTCTAAGACTTTTCCCTGCACCACCTTCATGACCAGCTGAATCTAACGCAGCACCAAGTGGATCAATTTGTATAACTTTTGTATCCGGTATATATCTTTTTTCGTTATAACCCTTATCCTTTAATTCACTCATTATAATACTTCTCCTAATCTTTGTTGTGTTTGAAACATTTCTCTAGCACCCTCTAAGCCTTGTGATCCTTGTGATACTTGTCCACCATTTTCTAAATTCTTCATCATGTTTTCCATAATTTCTGCGCCTTTATCTATATCGCCGCCTCCTGCATTTCTAACAGCATCTGCAGTAAATACAAACTCATTCTTTGATAGTCTTGCGGGTACGTCATCTTTTCTCTCGTACTCTCCCATAGGAACAAAGCCCCCATCGTTTCTATAATCTTTTTCTAATCCACCCATGTCTAATAATTCTTCACTTTCACCACCTTCAGCATATCCCATTCTGCCACCCATGTTCATTAATCCACCCATAGCTGCCATCATTCTAGGATCCATCTGTGGTTTCATCTGTTGCATCATTCTAGGATCCATCATAGGTTTTTGTATCGGCATTTGACTTTGCATTGTTGGTCCTTGGTTCATGCCTTTTGATTCATCGTCCGAGAACGACTGACTGTTTTGACCTGATGGTGCTAATGTTACAGGAGGATTACCTGCTAAACCACCACCTGAAAATTCTTCTTCTTCCATTTCATAAATTTTATTTAAAGCTGCTCTTCTCATATCAGCTATACCTCCCCTGTCGTAGCCCATACGGCCACCGTCAGCTGCAAATTGAGCAAATTCTGTAGGGATAGCTGCAAAATTTCCACGCTCTTCTTCTAATCTTCTATTATACTCTTCCATTGATTCGTTTTGTTTTTTGTTATTTAGATAAGCTGTGTATGCACCAGACAATGCTGACGTACCCACAATTGTTGCAAAAGGATTATCTTTCATATAACCTAATGATTTTGAAAGAAAGTTACCACCCTTATTTATATCTTTAACTTCAGAAGCTATTTGTTGTACTTTACCAGATCCAATAGAATCCATACCTTTATATGAAGGTCCACTACTCGCGGTATTACCACCCATACCACTAAACATATTACTTATACTATTAGTAACATTTCCTTTAAGAGGATTTTTAAAACCTCCTGTAAAAGGATTACTACCTGCAAAATTTCCTTGTAACATGTTTCCACCAAAGTACATTAACGCCATCTTACCTAATGGACTTTTAGCTACTTTTTTAATTCCTTTAAATGCTTTTTTAAATGGTTTAGTTATTTTTTTAAAAAAACTTCCTAGACCATAAGCACGTCTACCATCATCCCCCATCATACCCCCAAAGGCTGCTGCTTGTCTAAGGTTAGCAATTCCACCACCTGCTAATGTCATAGTTGGTTTGCCATAAAAATATTTATTACCAAACGAAGGGTTTGTATAATTTGTAGTACCACTTAAATTAGCAAAGCCTGTAGGTATAGCACCAGTGTTTGTATTGTTTTCCTCCTCGCTATCTTCTGAAGCAGGAGGGACATAAGCTGTTGTGCTATCTCCACCTGTATCACCACCCATAACAACATCTCTAGTTGTCATTGTTCCATCTGCATTTCTATGAGGAATAGTTTCTCTTCTATATCCACCAATCATATTTCCCATAGCATCTGTTTTACCTTCCAGTCTATCAGACATATAACTTTGATAGGCATCTTCAAATTGATCCGCAGTCATATCAAAATTTAATCCAGGTATTTTTCCTCCTCTAATTACCTTTTCAAAAAAAGGTCTATTTTTTGATGCGTTAAAATCAGAAAATCCTTGTAAAGGACCTGTAAATAATGAACTTAAACCAAATGCTTTAACTTCATTTCTATTTTCTAAAAAATCTTGTAGTGCTTGTTCTCTTTTGTTTAAATCTCCCTGAAAACCAATGTCTATTGTTTCTCCTTTTGGCCCGTAAAAAACAGTAGAGTCCTCTTGATTACCATCTTGTCTACCTAATGTACCTGTTGCTTTTTTAGTATTAAAAGTTTGAAGTTTACTACTTAAATCTCCTGTTTTAGGAGCCTTGTCTTTAACAGTATAATCTCTACCATACTGTTCTCTAACATCATCTGGATCATCTAGTGATCCAATTCCTTTATATAAATCTTGCCCCTGTTCTCCAAACACATCAGCCATTAATTCGTTAATGGATTTTTGTTCGTTGTTAACTTTATAAAAATTAGGACTTAGGCTTGCTGTTTGTCCTCTTATACTTTTATAAAGATCTTTTTTATCTTTTAAATTTTTTCTAAAATCAACTGCTTCTTGTGCAATCTTTTCATCTTCAATTCTTTTATCTTCTGCTAACTGTGCAATCTTTTCATCTTTAATTTTTTTAGCTTCTGCTAACTGTGCAATCTTTTCATCTTTAATTCTTTTATCTTCTGCTAACTGTGCAGCTATTTTATCTTTTTGAGCTTGTGCAGCTTCGATTTTTTTAAACGCTGCTAACTGTGCAGCTATTTTATCTTTTTTAGCTTTCTCTATTGCCTCTTGGTCTGGAGGACTACTTCCACCAGATCCAATAGAACCCATACCAGAATATGTAGGTCCACTACTACTACCACCAGATCCAATAGAACCCATACCAGAATATGAAGGTCCACCACTACTACCACCAGATCCAATAGAACCCATACCAGAATATGAAGGTCCGCCGCCGCCTCCGCCGCCTCCGCCGCCTCCGCCGCCTCCGCCACCTCCGCTAGAACCACCAGAACCCCCAGAAGAACTTCCGCTAGAACCACCAGAAGAACCTCCGCCACCTTGGTAGGCACCGCCACCTCTAAAACCAGTTCTCATGATACCACCATCCATAGCCATGGTCCGTGGTTCTTGCATCATAGTTTCAATACCTTGAGGTTGAGAACTCATTTGTGCTTCAGCTGCAACCTGTTGCATAAATTCTCCCATAGACATGGGTTGAATTCCTTGTTCTTCAGCATCAAATACATACTTTTCATACTCTTCTTCTAGTTGAGCCATTTGAAATTCTTGCATTTTTCTTTGATCTTCTTGAGGTGACTTAGGTCCTTGATTACCTGAATAAGTAATTTCCGGTGCACCTACATCTAGTGATTCTAATCCTGTTTTCATAATAATTTTTAAGTTAGTTTTAAAAGCAGGAATTTAACCTGTGGTTTCTTACATTACCTGTTTTTGTCAGGTAAATCAAGCTATGTTGTAACAGTTCTTTTTCTTACTTCAAGAGCGGATAGTACCACATGTAGCCTGTTTGCCGTAGCTGCCGTTACCTTTATTATCTCATCTTCTTGTACTACTAATGGAGCAGTCAATAGTTCTACTGTTGCATTAGCACCAATTGCTTTTGTCTTAAATAAACTAAAAACAGTTGCTGCAGTATCTGTGATTGTAACTGTAATTGTGTCAGCATTTCCTGTATCTTCAGATACCAATATAGATTTAACTATAGAAGTTGTAGCTGAGGGCACAGTATATAAAGTTGTAACTGATGTTGCAGTTAAGTCTAATTTTTTATTTGTAAATGTATTAGCCAAAGTAATAAGCCTCCGCTTCTGCTTCTTCTTTTAAATCTTGTTGAAAAGTAGTATTTAATTTTTGCACTATACTATCTATATCCCTGTTAAAAGACAACTGTGTTTGTTGATCATAATCTTTTGCAGGTAGTGTTAATGATTGTACAATTCTAGCCATTATCTTCTACCATCCGGTTGTATGTCTAATCTAAAAGTACCTAGTTTCCAAAACTGTCCTGTACTTGCATTAGATATTTTTAAAGCAACAGATCTAGCCCTTGCACGTGTATCTATTTTTTGTACAGAACTTGAGACTGTAAATGGTCCTAAAGAAGAACTAATATTTGAATCATTTGGATAATCTCTTAAGTTTAATGTAATTATACTATTACCTGTTTGTGATAAGAAATCAGGAAGCACTCTTCTAATTTTCATAATAAACTCACCATCTCCTTGTAATCCATCTTGACCAATATCAAAATCTCCTGATTCGATATTAGATGCAATGGCAGTTGTCGAACCTTCTTTAACTTGATCTAATCCTGTTTCATGTTCAAAGTAAGTGCTCATACCTTCACTATTTCCATAAACGTAATCTTTATTTGTAACTGCTCCTGCAGCATTTGGACTATATTCTGTTGCGTGTGGTTTACCAAAAACAGCAGAATCTCTCCACGCGGTTCGTGCTAATGTCCCTGTTGTCCACACAGGTCTTTCCGGTGTTGAATCAAGATAGTTATAAGAAACCATTCTATTAACAGTACCTGATCCAGAATTTGGATAGAACCATGTAACCTCACCAAACAAGTTATTTAAACCTGCATTAATATGTTGTTTAGGTATTGTATTAATATCATCATAAACAAAATCTTCTACTAAACAAGGCAGTGATTCTAGTTTACCTGTGTATCTAAAGAAACCATTTTCTGACATCCAATAAGCAGCACCATCAACTTCGACAGCTGCATTTTTACCAATCAATCCACAGTTAGTACCTACTTGTTGAAATGAGAATGTAAAAGGTGCACCAACAAATCTCATAATAAACAAAGCTGTATCTGTCCAAACATAAATTGCATCTCTACCTCTTAATGCTCCAACAATTTTTGATCCATCTGCAAGTCTTTGAGTACCTGCAGTGTTGGTTGCACTAGGTGCATATGACGTTGTTGTATCTATATTTTCTTGATCTGAGAATCTAATAAACATTTCATCCCTTGTAGATTTAGTTCCGATAGTAGTTTCTGTTCCAAAAAAAAGTAAGTGTCTATCCGGTGTTGATAATAAACTAAAACTAGATGATGTTGGAGCATTAGCAAGTATTGTCGCTCTTGTGTCATTAGCATTTGTAGGATCTGAATCCCATTCAAATGTTTCTCCTCCAAAAATAGTTGCTATTATTGTATTACCAAAATTATCTATAGACCATAAACCTGGATCCGTTGTGATATCTCCAGAAGTTGATCCATTCCATGCAAAAAAACTAGATGCGTCTGTTACAGTTGCCCCACTAGAATGTGTTGCAGCTGTTGTGCCTTTAGCTCCTCTTGTTAAACCTGACAAAACATTATTGCTGTTAGAAGTAAATGTAATTAATTCACTGCCTATTAATACTGTACCTGATGATCCGAAAGATACTGTACTTGCTAATGTTACACTTGTAACTGATGAATTAATTCCTGATGAAAGTGTGGATGTAAATTGTCCCGATTGTGTACCGCCCCATTGACCTAAACCCCAACCTGTTGTTGCAACTTCAACGGCTGGACCTACTGGATAATAATGTTGTACTCTTACACTGCCGGCTGTTGTAGCACCTGATCCAGTTTCATTTGTACCTACATCAATAGTTAATGTAGTAGTTGTAGGTACAGATATTACTTGAAACCTATTTAAATCAAAATTTTGTGAATTAAAATTAGAGCCTGTTATACCTTGAAAATTATCAAGTAATATAATATCTCCTTTACTTATATTATGTATTGATGGAAAAGTTAATGTAACAATTGCTGATCCATTAGTTGTAGTAAATACGTTTGATAGAGATGTTGTAGATTTAATAGGATGTATATCATAAAAAATACCTCCGGTGTATGCGTATAAAATTCTGTTAGTACCTAACGCTGCATACTTAATACCGGAAGCATTTACAAAATGATGAATAGCTGTGTTACGACCTGTAATATCAGTTGACCCTAATTGAGCCCAACCTCCTATTTTTTCAGGTGTACCATATCTAAATCTAACATTGTCCCCGCCTTTCCATTGGCCTTCGCCTCCGGTTGACGTGACTTGTTTATTAAACCCTGGTTGAAAGGCTACTTTTTGTAACATGGCATTTACGCCGTGTATGCTTTACCAGCAGTAATTGCAGAATTAGATGCTGTCATACTTTCAGTAGTCCAGTAATCTTTAGCAACCATAAGCTCTAAATGTTCAACATTTCTGTCAACAGCTGATTTTTTATCAGCAGCTTCCTCGTCTGCCATTTGAGTACCAGCAATAACTTCATTAATTAGTGTTACTGAATGACCCATAGCTGTAAAATCTTGTGCTATTTCTTCTGCTGTTTTTACGTCTTCACTCATAATATTTTCTCCTTATTCTGTTGCGCATGCAACTGGTTTATTTTTATCAAGTTTTTTAAAATTATCAAGAATTAACTTAGGTTCTACCATATTATTTCTTGGGTCACTATCATTATATTTAGCTTCATTCCATTTATTTCCCATATGAAATTGCATGTTTTTGTTGTGTGAATAGCCAAATTGTGTCCAACGTGTGCTACCCCAAACTACAACGCCATAAGCTTTAGCTGAAGGTGAGAAGTGTTGTAGACAACTATCTATAGCAACGAACCCTTCAGATCCTTTTAACATTTCATGTAACTGGGTCCAGTGTAAATCACATCTGATTGTGCCATCATAGTGAGGTTCATTAGGTAAAACACAGTTAATTATTGTTGTATCTTTATATTCTTCTCTCAACATATTGACTACTTGTTGAGCAAGGTAGGGTTGATAGTTTCTATTTGGATTAATATTTGTGTATTGGTTACTGGCATTAAAACCAGCTTGAGGTTGTCCACCAGAGAATTGAATCATTATGTATTTACCAATCTCATTATCAGCTAACCATTTAGTAACAGCCACTTTATGATGTTCTGTATACAGTTTAGCTGTCATTGATTTATCATAGTCAACACCATGATGTTCACAGTAGCTTTCAATAATATGTTGTTTACCAAATTGAAAATTAGATTTGTAAGGCTCACAATAAAAGATATTGTTCGATGCCATGATCCTTGGATCTGTTAAATGTAGTGTCTGTTCTAATACTAATTTAACATCTGGGTTACTGGCAAAACAACCTATGTAAGGTGTGTATATTTGCACATCTCCTTTTTCTTTTAA